CAAGGGAAACGACGAATGATGCGCGAGCGAATCATCGCGTCGTTGCTGGCAATCAGCGGCGCGGCAATGCTATCGCTGGCATTGCACGAAGGCTATCGGCCAGCCGCATATGACGACGGCGTCGGCGTCCAGACGATCGGATTCGGCGAAACGAAAGGCGTCAAGCGCGGCGACAGGACGACCGTCGAGCGTGCGCTCGTGCAGCTCGGCACAAGCGTCGCGGCGCACGAGTCGCGGCTGCGCGCGTGCATCGGCGACGTGCCGCTGTATCAGGGCGAGTGGGACGCTTATACGTCGTGGGCCTACAACGTCGGTACGGGCGCTGCGTGCGGATCTTCGCTCGTGAAAAAGCTGCAGCAGCAACCGCCTGATTACGCCGGAGCCTGCGCCGAGTTGCTGCGATGGACTCGTGCCGGTGGTCGCGAGCTGCGCGGGCTTGTCGTGCGCAGACAGGCCGAGTTTAAGCAGTGCAGCGAGGCGTCGAGATGATTCCGAGCGTCAACGTCGTCGCCGTCGGCCTGCTCATTATCGTAATCACGCACGGCGTTACGTTTGCCGTCGGCCATTACCAAGGATCCGCAACAGAGCGCAGCAAAGCGGCCCAGGAGCGCGCCGTCGCGTCCGCGCTGGCAAAGCAAGCCGAAGCTGACGCGCGGGCCGCTGGCGAGCGTTTGGGCGCGGCACAAGCGAAGCGCGCGGCCGAGATCAAGGCGGCGGCGGTTGCTCGAGCAAACAAAGCCGCGACCGTGGCATCGACAACCGTCGCCTGCTTGTCACCCGCAGTCGTCGGCGCGTTGAATGACGACCCGCCGGCCGGCGCGGCAAGCGAAGCGGCGACCGCCGAGTGGATCGCAAACGCGCAGCAGGCGCACGAGCAATGCCGCGAGCAGGTCATCAATTTGGGTCAGTGGATCTCAACCGTGACGAGGGACAGCAATGACACTCTTCAGTGATCTTGCGCAGTCGCAACAATCGCAACAGCAACCGCAACAAATGCAACAGCAAGGCGTGGCGTCGAGCGGCCTTCTCGCGCGCACATGGCGACCGCTGACGATGCTGGTCTTCGTTGCACTGATCGTCTGCCGCTGGCTCGGCTTTGTGCGGCCGGACATCTCCGAGGCCGAAGTGCTGGCGATGTGGTCTGTCGTGCAGTATTCGATGGGCGGATACGTCGTCGGCCGCAGTCTTGAGAAAATCGCGCCAGTCGTTGCAAGCGCGATCGGCGGGGTGCGGCAATGATTCGCGCCGCACTGCTGGCCGCTCTGCTGGCCGGTTGCGCAGGCGTGCCGCCGATCGGATGCACCAGGATCCCGGCGCCGCCAATCAACCTGCTGCTGGTGCCGCCGCCGCTGCCGCCTATCCCGGCAGATCTGGTGCCGCGATGAGTCAATTCATTCTCGACATCGAATCCGGCACCGCCGCAACCATCGAGACGATCGACGATCTGCTGTTTCGAGCAATCAAGGCGTCGACGCTGGCAAAGCGTGCGGTTGCGGCGGATCGGATGGCAGACGCCGCCGAGCACGCCGGCCGCGCGGTAATGCTCTGCAGGCTGGCCGAGCTTCATTCGGTGCGCGTCGTCGAGCGCAGGCTTTGCTCGACGATCGCACGAGCTGAGATCGCGCGGGCGACATGATCCGCATCCGCAGGACGATCGGCGACGAGAAAGCGCTGATCGACCTGCAAGTCGCCTGCCTGCCGGGTGATCTGCCGCTGCGGCCGTCTGCGGTCAAATACTGGTGGCTCGCGCTTGACGACGACGGCGCGGCGGTCGGCTTTGCTGGCATGAATCCGGTCAAGTCGTGGCCGGGCGCTTTCTACCTGTGCCGCGCTGGCGTGCTGCCATCGGCTCGCGGGCAAGGCCTGCAGCGTCGGCTCATCAATGCGCGCATCGCACACGCACGTCGCCTGGGCGGCACACACGCAATCAGCGACACCACCGCCCTCAACTTCCCAAGCTCTCGAAATCTCATCGCCTGCGGATTCCGTCCTTACTGGCCGGCGATTCCCTGGGCATTGCCCGACTCATCCTACTGGAATAGGACAATCTGAAATGGTCGCACCGAAGGCAACAACCGAGCAGCTGCACGATGCGTACAGGCGCCATGGTGGGTCGTCTACCATGATCGCGGGCGAGCTGGGGATGACGGTGCGCAACACCGTCAAGCGACTGCGGGCGCTTGGCTACCCGCCGATGGAGCGGCCGCCGCAAGCGCCGCGCGCAGAGCCGCGACCGGCCGAGTTTCTGGTGCGCGATCTGCCGGACGACGACGTGCCGATCGAGGACTTGGTCGAGCATCGAATCAAGCAGTTTGCAAAGAAGGCGGCATATCACCAAGCCGAGCGGCTGATGCCTGTGACGGTGACGATTGATGGGCCGATCGGCTTGATGGTATTCGGTGATCCGCACGTTGACGACGACGGCACTGATCTCGGACTGCTGCGCGAGCATAGCGATCTGACGCATCAGGAAGGCGTCTGGGGCTGCAACATCGGCGATACGACGAACGCGTGGGTCGGCAGGCTGGCAAAGCTGTACGCCGAGCAATCGACGAGTGCGTCGCAGGCATGGAAGCTGGCCGGGTGGTTTATCTCGCGCACCAGGTGGTTGTGGCTCATTGGCGGCAATCACGAAGGCTGGCACGGCGCAGGCGATCCGCTCAAATGGATCTGCCGACAGAATGGCGCGCTGTACAAGTCGAGCGAATTGCGGATGGAGCTGCGGTTTCCGAATGGCCGCAAGGTTGCGGTAAACGCGCGGCACGACTTCGCCGGTCACTCGCAATGGAATCCGGCGCATGGCGTGATGAAAGCGGCCAGCATGGGGATGCGCGATCACCTGCTCCTGTGCGGTCACAAGCACGTCAGCGGGTATGGCATCGTCAAAGACCCGGAGACTGGCCGGGCGTGCCATGCGGTGCAGATCGCGTCGTACAAAATCCACGACCGCTATGCGCTCGAGCGCGGATTCCGCGACCAGGCGCTGTCGCCGGCCGCATTCGTCGTCGTCGATCCGTCGCTGCCGGACAGCCATCCCGACCTGATTAAGGTTTTCTGGGATCCAAAGGAAGGGGCGCGGTATCTGGCGTGGCGTCGCGCGCGGGGGTAGTTTTGTACCCTATCAAACCTGTCTAATACTCGCGACGCCTTGCGCGTGAAACGCGGGGATTTTCGATACCGCGCAGGCTCGGAGTATTGGACGCTAGAAGCGCAAGATCCGCATGGATAGGTGGTTTGCGGGCAGTTTGGTAGTTATAACGCCGGTAGTTTATCTGCCCGCAAACCCGCATGGATGCTAGGTGTTGTCCAATACTTTCCGATTCTGTCCAATACTCGGCCCGACCGCGACCTTTAACTCGCGGTCGCGCAGGTAGCGCTCGGTCATGCGCGCCGACGTGTGGCCGAGCAGTGATTGCGCGTCCAGGCCTTGCGCCTTTGCATCGCTGGCCGACATCGCGCGCAGGTCGTGAATATTTGCGCCTTCGACGCCGGCCCTCTTGCAAGCCGCCCGCCAATCCTTCCAAATGGGCTGGTACGCCTGTTTCGCCGAGCCGATGCCCCTGACTAGCCACATCGACGCGACAGCGCCGTGAGCGGCCTTTGCGGCCTCGACAGCGGCAATCAGCGAAGGCGTCCAAGACAGCAGGATTTCCGCGCCTGTTTTCTCCTGCCGCACAAGCAATCCATCGGGCCTGCAATGCTCGCGCCTGCGCGACAGAATGTCTCCGATCCGCTGGCCTGATGCGTGTGCAAGATCCATGCAAATGCGCAACCGCTCAGATCCTGCGTCGCGGATCGCTTCAAATTCCTGCGTCGTGATGCGCCTGGTGCGCGCGTGCTGCGGCAGCCTCTTTGCGCCGATCAGTGGGTTGCTTTCGATAATTCCGTTGTCGACCGCGTAGTCGAAAACCAGCTTGCTGACCGCCTGAATCTTATTCGCCCATGCCGGCGTATCTGCGAGCGCTCGCCGCATCTGCGCGAAATGCGTCGCACGGATCTGATCAGGCAAAAACTCGGCGAATATGTCCTGCGCTTGCCGGCAGGCCAGTGTGTACAGCTTGACCGTCTTCAACGCCTTGCCTGCTGTAATGCTTGGCAGTGCTTGCTCGATCAGGTCGACCATCCCGCCGACGGTGACGGAATGCAGGCGTGCATACTCACCCAGCGCGGCCGGCAGATCGGAGCCGAGGCGCGTCCACTTGCCGCGCTTCACCAGGTAGTAGGCGCCGTGACGAAGGTAGACGCAAGGCGGGAGGTTTCGATTCGTTTTGCGCGGGCGCATTTTCGATGTCTCTCCTGAATACGACGATAGTGCCATCAGTCCGCAATCTGTACGGCACGGCCAGCGCGCGCAGTTCTCGTGCCTGCGCGCTGCGCATTTGCCGGCCGGTCAGCGTGCGGAGTTCGTCGTCGGTGAGAATCACGTCCCGCCCCATTGATCGGCCATCGCCTGCGCGATGCCGGGAAACGTCATGCTGCGCAGCTTCCATCGATCCGCGCTCGGCGGCATCTTGTGGATGCGGGCTTCCGGCTTGGTGCCTGCGGTGATGCCGAGCGCTTCCCGGCATTCGTCTGGTGTGCGGTATGTTGGCCGCAACGAGTCAACCCCCCACAACCACAAACAGGTCGCTTTTGTTTCGTAGTGACCAAACTGCCACGGCTGGATGACTTGATCTGGCTTGCGGAATAGCGACGACATCACCGACACCGGATGCTCGAAATACCCCCCCCGATGTGCCGCGACCTTTTCCAGCCGTTGATCCAAAGCGACGCGGCGGCGTAGAAACGCCCGTCCCGTTTCTTCGTCTCAAAATGCCGAGCGCCGCTCACCGAAAGGTCGGTGCAGGGGAAGTGGAAGCCGCCGAAATCCCAGGGAAAGTCAATGACATCGAAGAGGTCGCCACGATAGTGCTGACCTGGCCTATCTGTCTCAAGCAGATCGCACGACGTTGCTTCGTGACCGCGTGCAGCAAAAGCATCGCGCACGCAGCCGCTGTACTCGCAGGCGACAAGCACTCTCATGGTCAGTAACTCGGGTTGCCGCTGTCAACCACCGGCTCAGCCTGCTGCGAATCAAGGTAGAGCGGCTGCGCGTTCTTGTCTTTGTACTTCGCCAAGAGCCCGTCTGTCGTGACTTCGTACTTGTCGTGCCAGCGATCCCTGTCGAACAGCGGCTCACCCTTGTATCGCCACGCCACCGGCTCGGCCTGCTGGGCGAGGGCTGCAGGCCGCGACCCGCCGCAAAGCGGGCACTGCGGATCCCAGACCGCCGGCTCGGCCTGCTGCTGGGCATTGGCGACAACTGCTTGACATACTCGTTTTGCACAGTGATGCCAGTCGGTTGCGGGCCGGGGCATTTCATGCAGCGCCGTCTTTGCAAAATGCACGATCTTGGCGTCCAAAACCACCGGCTCGGCCTGCTTAACTGGCTTTTTGCACGCTAACGCAGCGGGTGTTATCGTGCATTGGTTGGCCTGCACCGGCTCGGCCTGCTGTGGCGTGGTGTAGAGCGGCAAAGCCCGATGGGCTGGATTGAGGTCCGTCGGGTTGTCGGTGACGTAGGCGGACTTTCCGTCTTGCGTGTAAACCATCCACGCTATCGGCTCGGCCTGCTGCTGAGGCGGGTAGGTTTGTCGGTCGGGAGGCTCTTCAATGTTTAAGCTGCGAAATATCTCCCGGCCCCGCTCCCTTGCCGCCTCCAGCGCCGCTGCCCGATCTGGCATCGCCCGCGACCGCGCTGCGACTTGACTCATGGGAATCGCGCCGGAGATCGGCACCGGCTCGTCCTGCTGCTGGGGCGGACTTCGGTACACCCTGTCGCCTTTCTTGAGATCGGGCGCTCGGAAACCCACAATGTCGCCGATTTTTGTTGTGACGACCCAATGCTCCGGCGTCCTCGCTCTCGGGAGGGCATCGCTCCCTAAAGCGTCACGCATAAAGTCCCTCTGTGCAAGCACGCAGGCGGGGCGGGTGCAGAAGTAGCTGCAACTGTGGATGTCGCTCATTGCAGTTCATCCAAAACGTCCAGCACGTCCTCCGCCCGCGTCATCGCCGCGTCCAGCTCATCGTCCGTCGTCTGCGGCAGTCCGTGTGACTCGCAGTAGGCGGGGGCAAGGCGGCGCGTTGCGTCAACGAGCTGGCGCAGCGCGGCTTCGATTTCTAACTCGCTCATACGATTTCCGTTGTCTGGGTAGCTAGGCCTGCGGCGGTGGCAATTACGTTGTCGAGCCGCGTCCGAATTTCGCTCTCTTCATTCTCGATGCGCGCCTTAGTCGCGCGATCATCAGCAGTCAGCGCGAATGACAGCGCAATCATGTTTTCGTGAAACCGCTTGTCGCCTGTTACGCTGGCGTATCGGTTTAAGTCGATGATTGTTTTGCAAACCTCTTTGCGCAAGGCGTCGCGGTGATGCGCTCCAGCAATGAGTGCGGCCATCTGAGATTGCTGTCGCCTAACCCGCTCTTGCTCCTGCTGCTTAAGGCGATCTTTCTCCTGCAGCTCGATCCGATCTGACTCTTGCTCATCCGCTGTCTTATGCTGACCGGCAAAGAAAACGGCGCGCTGATACTCATGCAATGCTTCGGTCGCTTGCCTGGTTGCGTGGTCACGCATGATTCGAAGAGCGCGGCATTCGATTTGCCGCACGCGACCGGGGCTGACTCCAATGCTTTTCGCAACCTTTGCCAAACTCGCGCCAGCAATCCGAGCCTTAATTACTCGGTAATGCCGGGTTATAGTTTCTTTCTTTGACGAAATAGGACACATGGCCCTGTATTCCGCAAGGCTTGGCAAAGGCGGGTATTGAAACTTAGATGACATACGAAAAGCGGCCGCAATACGGGTTGGCAAACGGGATGTCTGAGTCCATGCCGTCAAATCCGCCGCTTGCTGGCGCGGGTTTCGGCCGCTGCGGCGCCGGCTTTGCGGCTGCGGCTGGCGCATTCTTCGGCTTGACGCTCAGCGAGTAAAACGAGCCGCTGCCGTCGTTCTTTTGCTTCAGCCAGCCGTCGAGCCAGTATTCGGTGCCGTCGACGTTGATCTGGCCGCGAATGTCTGGATGCGTGTCCAGCTCTTTGCGCGTGTTTTTGCTGATGATTCCCTTGTTGGTGTTGTCGTACTGGCTCATGCTGCTTCCCTTTCTGTGAGTTGTTGAAACATCTGCTCGACTTCTTCCAAAAACTTCCGCGCCGCTTCTTCCACCGCCTCGATCTCCGACCGCTCCGGCACCCACTCCGCGATAAATAGCCGCTTGCGCTCATCGCGTATGCGCGGGTCGAAGCTGACAAACACCGCCCTAGTGCGCCCGGTACACGCCAACTGCGCGAGGATCTGCGGACGGTGCTGCTCGGGCACGCCGCCGGCCAGCAGCCAGGTGATGTGCGTGGTTGTTGTTGGGCACTTGAATTCCGCGACACCATCAAGATCAAGAAGTGAATCCGGGGTCGCGCCAAAATTCTCAATCGTCGGGTGGTCGATAAACCCGCAAGGCCGCAGCATGTTGCCGCTGGCAAGCTCATACGCGGCCTTAGCGTGCGGCTCCTGATCTAGCCCCCATTGCATGGCAGCGTTGACGTAATGGGGCACGGTGTCTCCGGTAAACCGCTCGGCCAGAATCTCGATCTTGTAGGCAAGGCGATCTGCGCCTTCCTTGCCGTTCTTGAGAAAAGACATCATCTTTTCCATGTTTGAGCCTGTGCCTTTCCCGCAGCGACTTGCCAGCCAGGCGGCTTTCTCGGCGTCGTTCATGCACCCTCCGCTTTGGCAATTGCTGCGCGGGCAGCGTCTCCGAATTTGGCCCACATCCAAGCCTGCGCGGAGCGGGCCACCACCGGGCTTATCGGGGCGTTGTCTACGTCGCCATCCAATGCCGCTAACGCGAGCTTTAGCGCCTCCAGCAGATCGGGCGCGGCGGCTATCAGGCGGGCGTTTTCCGTTGTTTCGTCCGCGTTGATACGCAAACCCTCTGGCACTAGCTCACTTCCTTTGTCGGCAGAAATGCGGCCAACGATGCGAGCGCCACTTGCAAAGATCAAAATCGTTTCTGGATCGCTTGTTGAGCGCCTATCTTTCCACGGCCCCGGTGTGTGTTCGCTCATGCCGACACCTTTGCGGTAATTGCGGTGTGCTCGCCGCTTTCCAAAGCAACCGCTTTCAGCTCGCCCTGGTGCCGCTCCCAAATCGCCGCTTTCGTTGCGCTGTTGGGGATCTTCTTAAATCTCGCCTGCAACGCATCCAG